AAAAGGATAAGTAGCAAAGAAGTAGAATTCTCTGCTCATTTCCCTGCTGCCCAAACAGCAACAGGAGATATTGTAGCTTTTGTTGAAGATAATCCCTTCAACTTATATGAAGTTCAGTGTACAGGTTCTTTAGCTAGAACTGACATTGGCGCTAATGTTGATATTGGCTATACAGCTGGTTCTACCGTTACAGGTCAATCCGCTGCAGAAGTCGGTTCTTCATCAGGAGCTAGTACAGCTAACTACAGAATCGTTGGTGTTTCTAAAGATAGCGAAAATAATGAACTTGGATCAGCTAACGTAAACGTGATTGTTTTAATTAACGAGCATGCTTATAAGATTGAAGCTGGCATATAATAAGGAGTAATAATGGCTATTAATAGAGCACAATTAGCAAAAGAATTAGAACCTGGCCTTAACGCTTTATTTGGTATGGAATATGCCAGATATGACAATGAGCACGCAGAAATCTATGAAGAAGAATCTTCCGACAGAGCATTCGAAGAAGAAGTCTTAATCGTTGGTTTCGGTAATGCACCAGTCAAGCCAGAAGGTGAAGGTGTCGCATTCGACAACGCAAACGAAGGATTTACTGCAAGGTACGAGCATGAAACTATTGCTCTGGCATTTGCATTAACTGAAGAAGCAGTGGAGGACAATCTATATGATAGACTTGGTTCTCGATACACAAAAGCTTTGGCAAGAAGTATGGCAAATACAAAGCAGATTAAAGCTGCAAGTATTTTAAATAATGCTTTCTCAACTTCTTTCCCTGGTGGTGATGGTCAACCTTTGATCTCTTCATCACACCCACTTTCAGGTGGCGGGACAGGAGCAAACAGAGCTTCTACATTTGCTGACTTGAATGAAACTTCATTAGAAGATTCACTTATCAGAATCTCAACTCAGGTTGATGACAGAGGGCTATCTATAGCTCTGCAAGGAATAAAATTAATCGTTCCACCACAATTACAATTTGTGGCTGACAGATTATTGCAATCTCCAGGTAGAGTAGGTACATCTGACAATGACATTAATGCTATCAGTAATATGGGTATGCTTCCTGAAGGTTATGTGGTAAACCATTACCTCAATGACCCAGACGCATTCTTCCTAAAAACTGATGTGCCTGATGGATTTAAATATTTTGTTAGATCCCCTCTTCAAACATCACTTGAAGGTGATTTTGATACAGGAAATATGAGATACAAAGCTAGAGAGAGATATTCTTTCGGATTCTCAAACTGGAGATGTGTCGACGGTTCACAAGGGGCGTAAGCACTTTCTGAATATCTAGGGGGCTTTGGCCCCCTTTTTTTATGTCTCTATAAAGTTGATCTGTAAAAACACCTAGACTATAATCAAGGTATTAGCATAATGAGGCGCATGATGCGTTCCATTTAAAGAAAAGGAGTTCTTATGTCTAATCCACATTTTCAAAACCAAATTTTATGGGCAGGTAATACTGTCGCTTCGAAGTCTAAAAAAGACTTACCTATGTTTCAACCATATCCGTCAGACCAGACGTATTATGGGTATTTTAATGATTTCATGAACTACGTTGCTAGTGATTGGACCATCACATCAACCGATGGTGGTGGCGACTCTGGCGAAGTAATTCAAATCACCAGTGGGGCTGGTGGGCAACTACTCATCACAACAAACGACGCCGACAACGACTCAGAAGAGTTGCAACTAAAAGGTGAATCATTTTTAATTGATGGTAGTAAAAGAGCATTCTTTTCATGCCGCTTCAAGTTAAGTGATGCTACAGAATCAGATGCTTTAATTGGTTTAGCGATAACCGATACTACAGCTATTGATGGTGTATCAGATGGCATCTTTTTCACTAAAGACGATGGCGATACAAATTTAGATTTTGTAGTTGAGAAAGATTCTACAGAAACAGAAACAGCAGCAGTAGCTACTGTAGCAGATGATACTTTTATTACAGCATCATTTTTTGTAGATCCAAATGCAAGCCAAGTATTTTATGCAATCAATAACGCAGAGCCAGTTGGGGTTGTTAACACTAACTTGCCTGATAATGAAGAGCTTACTGTTACCTTAGCTATTCAAGCAGGTGCAGCAGCAGCTAAAAGTTTAGTGGTTGATTACGTAAGTGTGTTGGTAGAGAGATAATGGCAGATACAGTTACATCACAAACAATTCAGGACGGCCAAAGAAAGGCCGTCTTGAAATTTACAAATGTTTCCGATGGTACTGGTGAAAGTGCTGTCGTTAAAGTAGATGTTTCTGCCCTACAAGCTAACGCTGATGGTACAGCATGTTCAGCTGTGACAGTGCAAAGAATATATTGGGCATGTCGTGGTATGGGTGTTAACTTATTTTTCGATGCTACTGCAAACGTCTTAATTACAGGACTGCCTGCAGATAGTACAGGCGACGAATACTATGACAACTTTACAGGCATACCTAATAATGCAGGTAGTGGCAAAACTGGCGATATTGTATTTACAACTGTAGGACACTCATCTGGGGACACATATTCGATCATTTTAGAACTGGTTAAAGAGTACGGCTAAAATTAGGCTAGTTTATGGCTGTTGCAAGAAGAAAGTCAAAAAACCCGCCTAAAACAAAAAAGTATTTTAGACCAACTAAAAAAGGTGCTGGCATGACTGCAGCCGGTATCGCTCGCTACAGGCGTGAAAATCCTGGTAGCAAGTTGAAAAAAGCAGTTACTAAAAAGAAGGGGTTAACTAAAAAGGAAAAGGCCAGGCGTAAATCATTTTGTGCTAGGTCTGCAGGCCAGATGAAAAAATTTCCTAAGGCCGCCAAAAATCCTAACTCAAGATTGAGACAAGCAAGAAAAAGATGGAGGTGCTAGTATGAGTTTTTGGGAAAAAGTAGCTAACTTTTTTAATTTAGTAAAAGTTAGAAATCGTGATGAGGATGGCAGATATGTCGCAGATGACAAATCTACCAGTAAAAACGAAGCATATAAATATGTGCACAAAAGTATGGCCCCAGCGCCAAAAAGAAGAGGTAGACCCGCTAAGAAAAAAGTAGGACGACCAAAAAAAGATAGCTAGGTATGGCTAATAAAAGAATCCCAAGGAAGTCTAGGTCTGGCAAAACTAGACCTGCTTCCAAACATTCTGATCTCTATACAGATGAAAATCCAAAAGATACTGTCGGCATAAAATTTGCAACACCAGAGGATGCTCGCAAGACAGTCAAGAAAGTTTCAAACGTAAGCAAACCTTTTGCTAGAAAAATACAAATATTAACTGTAGGCGAGCAACGTGCTAAGGCTATGGGTAAAAATTTAGTTGCTCGTATATTCAGAGCAGGTAAAGACAAACTGAGGGCAGCACGTGGAAAAAAAACCTAAATACAACAAGTTTTATTACAAACCTTTGCCTGATTACCTTGATATACAAAAAAGCGATATAGAGGGTCTTGGCTTGTTTGCTAAAGATAACATACCAGAAGATACCGACTTGGGTATGTCACATCTAAAAATACCTATATTGTACGGGTTTGTTAGAACCCCCTTGGGTGGGTTTTTCAACCATTCGGAAGATGCAAACTGTTACATACAAGAAGAGTTAGATTGGGATGACTACAGAGTTTTTCACGTCTATACTTTAAGAGATATACAAATTGGTGAAGAGCTAACTTTAAATTATCATATAGACCAGGAGCCATAATGTACGAATACAAGTGCGAAGTTACAAGAGTAGTAGATGGTGATACAATCGACGTTGTCGCTGATCTAGGTTTCTCCATATTACACAAATGCAGGGTACGTCTTTTTGGAATAGATACTCCAGAATCTAGGACTAGAGATTTAGACGAAAAAGTTAGGGGTAAGTTAGCATCTAAGTTTTTATCTGACGCCATACAAAATGGTGAAGATGTAATACTAAGAAGTGAACTAAAAGACTCTAAGGGCAAGTATGGCAGAGTGTTGGGCACAATTATAGTAGACGGTGTAGATGTTAATCAACAGATGGTCGATAAGCATTTAGCGGTAAAATACTACGGCCAAAGCAAAAAAGAAGTAGAGGATGAACATTTAAAAAATCGTGATATACTGATTTCAGAAGGGGTATATAGCCCGGAATAATATGGCTAAGAAAGTAAAAAGTAAAGGTAAGATATGTCCAGAGGGCAAAGCTTGGGCTAAAAGAACTTTTGATGTTTATCCCAGTGCTTATGCAAATTTAGCCGCCTCTAAATATTGTAAAGATCCAAACTACGCAAAAAAAGCAAAAGGTAAAAAGGTTAAAAAAGCCAAAGGTGGACTAGTTTCTATAAGAGGTCAAGGCGCCGTTCTGCGAGATAGGTTAAGATAATGGGTCAACTCAAACAATGGTTGAAAGAAGAATGGGTCCGTATGGATTCCAAAGGCAACATTATTGGCTCATGTGGTGGCAGAAAAGAAGCTGAAGGTAAGCCAAGATGCTTGCCTAAGAAGAAAGCTCAGGGCATGTCAAAAGCAGCTAGAGCAAAAATTGTCCAAAGAAAAAGAAGAAAAGATCCGGACCCAAACAGAAAAGGCAAACCTATAAATGTATCAACTAAATTAAAACAAGGAGGCATGGTGAGTAAATTAAAACCTATACCAAAGGGCAATAAGGGATTACCTAAATTACCCAAAGAAGTTAGAAACAAAATGGGCTATATGGCTCAAGGTGGTCTAGCTAAACAAAACAAACTTAAACTTAAAAATGGTGGCTTTATTGCTAGAGGGTGTGGTAAAGTTATGAGTAACAGACGTAAGGTTACATCTGTAAGTTAGGAGTAATTATGCAAAGAATACCAAGAGCAAGAAAAAGCCCAAAGGCTAAAAAACGCTTACCATCAGGTTTGAAAAAACCTAGTGCAGGTAGAGTTGGAGTTCGTGGCAGAATGCTATCCAAAGGCGGTAAAGTCAGAAAGATGTCCAAAGGAGGCTCAATGAGAAAGATGTCAAAAGGCGGTTCAATGAGAAAAATGTCTAAGGGCGGATCAATGAGGAAGATGTCTAAAGGTGGACGTATGCGAATGATGTCAAAAGGTGGCAGAATGCGTAAAATGTCGAAGGGTGGTATGTTAGCAGGAAACGCAAATAGAAGGCGTCAAAGAGCCCGAAGAAGATAATAAGTGCCACATCTAATAAGTAATATCCCACATTTCAAATGTTGGGTAAGAAGAGAATTTACCCATAATCATGAAAAATACCACGATGAGTATATACATGCTCTCGCTATAGCCGTTACCACAATCCCAGACAGATCGCTTAGTTTTCAAGTAGTTTTTACTGGTGAGGAATCTAATTGTGAAGATTTTGATGAGCCAAACATACATGGCGGAGCTATGTGGGCTCGTATGCCTATACAGGCTTTAGTGGCCGACATCCCTTGTGAAGATTTTCCTGTTCCTATGGAAGATCATCTGGCTCAACCTTGGGACTGCGAATCACGAGAACACTCTATTATCGTAATGGATAGAGTAAGCTCATCACCTTGGATCGCAAAAATAGACGGAGATTTTTACCAAGCAAAATATATGTTTACTGTGGATTACACAAATAGCGATATTGCAGATGACCCTGCACAACACAAACAAAGT